GCGCTTTGCCTAATGCGCTGTCAAATTCACTGTTCACCTCATTGACCGCCGAGCCGCCGTAATCCATTTCGGTAACTTCCGCCGCCTCGCCGCAGAGGTCCGATAATTTGATATAGATAGCCAGGTATCCGGCGGTCATCGGACTTAATTTTACGTTTTTCAAATCTTCGATAGTCATGATTTTATAGTTTTAATCGGTTAGTTCAACATTAATTGCAAGGCATCGGCGATCTCCGGACACTCCCGGCCCGACTGGTCCCATACGGCGGGGACTTCTGTAAATTCGCTCAGCTCGTCGTTGCACAACCGGGCCGAATAGTCAACGAATACCGTGTACCCCTTGTGGGTAATTTCGAAACCTTCGCTTACACCGTCGCAGTTGAAGGTGATGTAATCGGCCGCCTTGCGGGCCATTGTCCGAATGTCGGACCGGGTTAATTGTTCGTTCATATCGTTGCCGTTAGTCTCCGTAATAAGTTCTGCTGTCTCCGTAGTAGTCGGCCGGGATTATCAGCGGGATCGGATCGAGGGCGGGGCGTTTCGGCTCCTCCATCGGGCGGTTTTCGATTATCGCTGTCATGACCGCCAGCTTCTCGTTACGCCAAGCCTTGCGCAGGCAGGCCGAGAACGACATCGAGGCGTTGGCCTTTTTCAGATACCAGGCGTTGCGAAAGATCTTCGATTTGTTATATATTGCTTTCATGGCTGTAAACATTTTGTTGTCGTTTGATGATGCAAAGTAAACAATAATTATTCAACAGCACAAATATTTTGACAACTTTTTATTATCAATAGCAAACAATTTGCACACAATAAGTTTAATTTGTATATTTGTTGCATCAAACAATATGTTTACATTATGGATAATGATTTCAGAATAGCGGAGATTCTCAAAAGTAAGGGAATGACACAAACCGATTTAGCCGAAAAAATAGGTATTTCCCGTGTTGGTCTATCAAAAGCAATTAACGGAAATACTACTATTACAACATTGCGAAAGATCGCCGCAGCCCTCAGCGTATCGGTTCCGGAGCTTTTCGCCCCTCAACCGACGAACACAATCACCTGCCCGCATTGCGGCAAACTTATCAAAGTAGAAAAAGGGGAATAACCTCAAACATCTGCATCATGGAACAAGAATTGATACTATACAATTCAGCCGACGGAAAAAGTAGTGTTTCATTACTGGCCCGCGACGGATCGGTCTGGCTCAATCAAATGCAGTTGGCCGAACTTTTTGCCACCTCGGTCCCCAACATTAGCCAGCACATAAACAACATACTAAAAGACAAAGAATTAACCGCCGATTCAGTTATTAAGAATTACTTAACAACTGCCACAGATGGCAAGCCCTACCAAGTTAAATTCTATTCATTGGAAATGATTTTAGCGGTAGGGTTTCGCGTTCGATCTATCCGCGGCGTGCAGTTTCGCCAATGGGCAAACCGTAACCTTGCCGAATACCTGCGTAAAGGGTTCGTAATTGACGATGAGCGATTGAAAAATCCCGACGGCCGCCCGGATCATTTCGACGAACTTCTCGCCCGTATTCGCGATATTCGAGCCTCGGAAAAGCGATTTTATCAAAAGGTGCGCGATCTGTTTGCCCTGAGTAATGACTATGACAAAACAGACAAAGCGACGCAAATGTTTTATGCCGAAACCCAAAACAAACTATTGTATGCTGTAACGGGTCAGACATCCGCGGAGATCGTAATGACACGAGCCGATGCAGATGCTCCGAATATGGGGCTGACTTCTTGGAAAGGGGCGGTAGTGCGCAAACAAGATGTCATTATTGCCAAAAATTATTTGACACACGACGAATTGGATTCTTTGAATCGACTGGTCGTTATCTTCTTAGAAACAGCTGAATTCAGAGCCAAAAACCGAAAAGACCTCACAATGAATTTTTGGCGTGAAAACGTCGATAAAATTCTGCTTTCCAACGACCAACGCTTGTTATCTAACGCTGGAATGGTCCGTAAAGAGCACAAAGACAAATTCGCTTATCAGGTTTACGAAGAATTCAATGCACGCCGCAAACGCAAAGAAGCTATTGAGGCAGACCGTGAGGATATGGAACAACTGAAAGAACTGGAAAACGAAATAAAAAACCGTCCTATATGAATTCTAAAACCTATCAAATAGACGCCCAAAGCCTCAAACAAGCGCACGCCCTTTTCGAATCGGGGGACATCGACCGTATAGAGGTCGGAACCGTGGCCGGGCTTTGTGAGATTCACCGCTATCTGTTCGGTGGGTTGTATGACTTTGCCGGAAAGATTCGGACGCTGAACATCGCAAAGGGGGGCTTTCGCTTTGCAAATTGCCTTTATCTGGGTGCGATCCTCCCGGTGATCGAGCAGATGCCGGAAACGACCTTCGAGGAGATCATCGCAAAATATGTCGAAATGAACATCGCACACCCGTTCATGGAGGGCAACGGTCGGGCCACTCGCATCTGGCTCGACATGATGCTGAAAAAGCGCCTCCAGCAGGTTGTGGATTGGCGGAAGGTGGATAAGGATTTGTATTTGCAGGCTATGGAACGCAGCCCGATCAATGATCTGGAATTACGGGCCCTGCTCGGCCAGGCATTAACCGACCGCACGGATGATCGGGAAGTTATTTTCAAGGGAATCGAACAGTCGTACTATTACGAAGGATACGAGGGATAAATCTTAACAATACCGACTTATGGAACTGCAACCCATCCAAAGCAAGATTTACGAAATACGAGGCCAGCGGGTAATGCTGGACTTCGACCTGGCCGAACTCTACCAAGTGGAGACAAAGCGGCTGAAAGAGGCCGTAAGGCGCAATATCGAGCGTTTCGAGGGCGACGATTTTATGTTTGTACTCTCGGAAAAAGAATATGAAATTTTGAGGACGCAAATTGCGACCTCAAGTCTAACATCACAAAATGCGTCCTCAAATTGGGGTGGTCGTCGCTATATGCCATTTGCTTTTACGGAAATGGGTGTCGCAATGCTTTCGAGCGTCCTGCGTAGCGAGACGGCTATACGGGTAAATAGGGCCATTATGCGGGCTTTTGTAGCAATGCGCAACTACATTACCACCACAACCCAAATCACGGCAGAATTGGCCGAAATTCGGGCAAAACTGGCACTACTGGAGCGGGCTGATGCAGACAATGCCGAAGCGGTCAGCGATCTGTCGGAGGATATGCGCCAGGAACTCGACAATATCTATCAGGCTATCGCAGCATTGTCGATCAAAGTGCCACAAGCCCGCAAGCCCTCCCAGCCGATAGGGTTCAAGCCGACAACAAAGAAATAGCCGATTTGGCGACGCTTGCTCTTTGGAGGGTATATGCTTCACCCGTTAGGAGATCGTCGAAATTTAGGCATTCCAGAACGCAAATACGCTCGATAAAAGACAAAGAGAGCCGGAGTAATTCCCGGCTCTCGTCATTTCGTCGTTATTCGGTGGCGTGCATCATCACACGCAGCGTGCCCCGTCATTCCTTTACTGTCCGCCTGCCGATGGACTGGATGATCTTGGCCGCTTCGGGGTCGAGGACCACGGAAATAGGCTGCGTTGCGGTCGTTATCTCCTTGCCGTTGGTGGTCACATCCTGACGGTCGGCAAGATGCAGAACCCGGGCAACGATTCCCGAATCGTACTGTCCACATAATGCGCCCTCCAGCTGGTCCGCCTCGATAGCCTCGCGCACGCACGTAAGGATGTCAGAAAATTCCTCCCTTGACTCATATTCATAGAAATTTTGCCTGCTGATCTTCGCAAATTGGCAGAATCCCACCAATGTCAGGGGACGCTGTGTTGGAACGGGAATTATTTCCCCTGCTGAAGCCTTGTTGCTGTATCTTGGATTCGCTTTCACCCATTCGACATACTCTTCGAACTTGGCTTCGGGGGTATATGCACGAGGGCGGCCCACTTTCTTATTAGGGGTATTCATGTTATTATTCGTATTTTTTTCGACCTAATTTTCCGAGGCTGTTTTGAACCTTGACCCGCTTCTGCCCTTTGTTGATGTCAACCACCGAAACAATGGGCGCCGGCATATTCATCAGGGCCCGTTCCATCATGCGCTCCATCCCCTTCATTCCGTCGTTGCGCTGGGGAAGATTCGATACTTGGATGGCGTTTCCGCCGCTTGCCACGTTCATGGCCGAGAGCATTGCGCCCCAGTCGTTGACAGCCTGGGCGGTCATCACAGCTTCGCCGTTGGATAACATTGCGGGGATGCTGTCCGAAGTTCCGGTGCCCGGGCCCGTGACAAGGCCGCCTTCCGAGAAGAACGAAGGGATGGCTTGTGCAAGCGTTGTCGCCGATGCGATTGCCGCCTGCGCTGTTATAATTCCTTTCTGTGTTGCAAACCATATAGGTCCCGCAATAGGTCCGAGTTGGAATGATGCAACCATCGCTTCCATTGTTGCTTTTTGAGCGTCGATGATGATTTGCGCCACGGCCAATGCCTGCTCTGCAATGGCGAATGCCTCAAGATCATCGCCCAACGCCCCGAATAAACCTCTTAGACTCCCAACTAACGAGGAGGCGGCCGCCAGTTCGTCCAGTTGCACTTTTATTGCCTGATTTTGCGAGGCGATAGACAGGTCGGTCGTTTTCTTAATTGCATCTTGCACATTGTTTTCTGCATCCAGTCGGGCCATCTCATAGGCTTGAATAGAACCGTATTGCGCACTCCATTGCTCCTCATCCATTTGTGAAATAGCGTCATATTTACTTTGAGCAATACGCAATTCTTCATTTGCAACGGCCTGCTGCGCTTTAATCCGTGCATCCTTGTCGTCCCCGATCAATCCTGCATAGTTCCTGTTTTTTACTTGCGCAAGAGATAGTTTGTCCATCTCTTCCTGGACATTGATCCGCATCTTGATCCTGTTCTCCGCATTGCGGGCTTCTTCCTCGAACTCCTTATCGCTCCAACGCTGGCGGATTTCGGATTCCTCCTTATACCTGCGTTCCTCCATATTCAGGATTAGCTTGTTTATAGCTTCCCGAGATTCCGCAGTCAGCGTTTTGTCGTATTTGAGTTTGTTTTCCAACTCCTGACGTTCCCACGAAAAGCGAAGCCGGGAAAGTTCCAGGTCTTTTTCAAGGCTCGCTTGTCTGAGTTCAAGAATGGATTTTGATAATTGCTTCTCTAAATCGAGCTGTGTCTTGGCGGCTTGTCGTGCTATTTTATTAGCAGCCTCTTGCGCCTTCTCATTCGTTCGTCCAAGTTTTTTTAAGCGTTTGATCTCATTCTCAACAGCCTCGGCCCTTTTATTCCGTGAAATGATTTCGTCCTCCGTGGTTGCGACCTCCTTGTTTATATCGGCAAGTTCTTGTTTCTTTCGCTTGATTAAATCCTTGATGGCCTCCCCTTGCGCATTGATGTCATCTGCACTGATCTTGTACATATCCATCAATGTTTTCATCGCTATTTTGTTTGCAGAAAGGGTTTCGTTATACCGATCCGTAGCATCTCGCACTTTATTCAGAGTGCTTTCCAGTTCATTGGAAACCTCTACATATTCACTCACGACCGGACGGTTCCCGGCCATAGTCGTCCGAGTTTTTGTGGTGTTCTCATCGAACATCCGGTATATTTCCTGCGCACGCTCTTTCAATTCCGGAATTTCACTATTTAACCCGGCACGAAACTCGGTAAAATAAGCGATCCCGGCCTCCCGGCCGAATTTTTTAATAAACTTATCCTGCACGCCTTCGAAGGCTTTGTCCATCGTTTTACCGTATTCTTCGGAGGCATTGGCATTAGATTCCTCCAAACCCTTAGCAATAGCGGCCGCCGTAATACTGCCTGCAAGGGCATCATAAGCCGCCTTTTGGTCCTCCAAATTCCGTATCTCCTCCTTTTGGTTGGAAAGATAGTCCCCGTATTTATCCTCTATGACTTTGCGGGCGGCGGCATATTCGGCTGTACCTTTTTTTGCCTCACGGAGGGCGTCAAACTCCCGCTTCAACTCTGATCGGCTGTTTTCAATGGCCCGGTTGAGGTCTTGCGTATATTGAGCAACATCCGACAACACATCACCTGCGCTAAACAATCCCTTTACCCACGCCCCAATCTCTTTACCGTAGGCTGTCAGCAGAGTAATGCCCACGACCAAAGCCGTCTGCCAGGAAAAGATGGACGAAATAACCTGCCGGAACACCGGGATCGTCATTTTCCCTTCGGCTCGCAACGCTTTATTATTGGCCGAAGCTCTCTTCAGTTCATCGGCAAGCATCGGCAGGTTGTTGGAAATCGCCAGAAAAAATTGCTGGGCGGACATCGTGAGCGACGGAAGTTCCCGGGCCACTTGTTGCACCTGGAAAGAAAGCGGACTAAGCGCACTTGCATAATTGCCGACATTGGACCGGAAATTCAGCAAATCCTGCTCGGCCTTGTTCACCTCCGTTTGCATATTGCGGACCTGTTCGGCCATCTTCATTCCTTTTGCCGATTTGCGATCAGCTTCGGAGAGCGCATAATACTCTTTTGCCAACTTCGAAATATCGCTTCGGAGTTTATTAACGGAGCCATCGAGTTGCGCTTCCTTCTTGACCTGCTCGTTAATCTGCTTCATGTATTGACGCTGCGCATCGGTATTATCCCGAATTACGGCTTTATACTGGGCCATCTTCTCGTAATAGTCTGCATCCTCTTTCTTGAGGTTCTTAATAGACTGCCGGGTCTCATCTATCACCTTTTGCGCTTCAGCCCAACTTTTGATAAGTTTCGAGTATTCGATCTCGATTGTGATGATCTTGTGAATGGAATCCTGTGCCATACTTCTCTATATGGATTAAATAGTCAATAATTATTTCATGCTGATCCAGCGCTCCGTGTCATAGGTTATTCCCCGCCTATGCTCGTCCGGTAGGATCGGCTGGGTGGCAGATATGCGCCCCCATTTACCACCAAGAAAATAGGGACCTTTCGATTTGGAGACCTCAACGCCGCATAAACGTCCGTCATGTCCGAACAGTTTCAAAACCGTCGCATTGTCGGTCGTAATGCTGGCGCCCTTTGCTGGAACCGATATTTGCCGGATGGCATTGATCTGGCCGTCTCGATTTCTCTGATATACAACGGCGACTAAACGCTGCGGGACACGCCCCGCCAAAGGCGCAAGACGGCCCAAGAAGCCATCGCCAGGGCAATCCACGTATTGCAATGATATGACGTATTTCCCTAAACGAATTTGCCAATCGTCAGATCCTCCGGCGGCGATTTGATTCCGGATGCAATACTCCGTGTAGATTTTGGTTTCTTTTTTCATAACATTTTAATATTTAATAGTTTATCTTTTATTGCGAACCTCTGTCTGCGTTCGTACTCCTCGCACTTACGGCGGGTACGCTCCAGCAACTCTACAAGTTCTTTCTTATTCAATCCTATTGTCAGCGTGCTGTCGTCCCGCTGGCCACCCCTTCGTTTTTCTTTCGGTCTTACTCTGCTCACTTCCCCGTTTTTTTTCGTACTTTTGGCTTGTCGAGAACCAAAGTGCGGGGAAACAGTTTACGGCCCTTGCTTTCGAGGATAGGCGGGATTTATACCCGTCTATCCTGTTCTTCGCCTCATCTTGTCATATCACACGCGAAATCTGCCCGCCTCGAACCCGTTTACCATATAGAAGGCGATCTTGTCAGCGGTGTGTCGTTCATCACCCCGAAGGCAAAGAGCCGAACCGAATCCGAATTGCGCTGTGCTTGGATAGCGTTCGTAGGCGTTACCGTTCTCGTCTTTTGCTTTGGCGGCTTTGAACACCTCGTAATAGGTCAGCCCGTCGGAGGTCATGCGCTTGTAGCAGTACATTCCGTTGATCTTGTTATGGGCGATTTTCTCGAATCTGTCGCCGAATTTGGTAAACTCGTCCCGCAATGGCGGGTAAAACATCTGTTTATTCATATATTGTTTCTGAATTTTCGATTTTCTTTCGTTGTGTGGGTCTTATTTCATTTGGATGTTTTCATGCGTCCAAATCGCAAAGGGTTTAGAATGGCCCCGCCTCCCCGATTACATCCGTCGCGGGACTGTCGTAGTCGGTTATTCGGGTCAGACTTTTGTTGTGGCGAAAGTATATCCGCCCCGTTGCCCCCTCGCGGTTCTTGGCGACGTGCATGATCCCCACCCCGTCGGATGAAATTAATCCGTAGCGATTCGAGTTTATCGTTTGCGCGCCATACATCGCCGGACGATCGAGAAACAGCACCATATCGGCGTCCTGCTCGATGGCGCCAGATTCGCGCAAGTCTGACAGTAACGGCGTCTTATCGGCCCTATCCTCAACTTTGCGCGACAACTGCGACAACAGGATGACGGGCGCGTCGAGCTCCTTTGCGAGCAGCTTTGCCGAACGGCTGGCAGCGGCGATCTCACGCTCGCGGGTGCTTTGAACGTTACGGGACGTCGTGTCGAGCAGTTGCAGGTAATCAATAATGACCATCCCGCACCGTCCCCGGCGGTGCATCGCCTTGCATTGCGAATGTATAGCCCCTATAGTGATATTACCTCTATCGTTGAGGTAAACAGGCATTGCTGAAAGTGCCGCACCCGCTTGTTCCAATCGTGTCCACCCCTGACTGTCAACATTCCCAGTCCGGAACGATCCCGAATCTATACCCGAACATCCTACCAGCATTCGCCCGGCCAGCTGGGTGTTTGGCATTTCCGCGGAAAACACGCACACCGGAATACCCGATATGGCGGCGGTCCGGGCAAAATGCAACATCGTTGCGCTCTTACCCGTCCCAGGACGGCCGGCCAACACTACAAGCTGGCCACCCCGCCAGCCGCCCGTCAGCGCGTCGAGCCGTTGTAAACCCGTAGGAATGCCGATGCACTCGCCCACCTGTCGGGCCTGTTGGCGTCGTTCCAGGTCGTCGAGGGTGGCCCGCACGACCTCTGACAGAGGGGCAATGTCGTCTGCCCGTATTGCCCGGTCGGCTATCGCTGTAATTCCCGCCACCGCCCAATCCATAACCCCGTCGGGGTCCGATACGGCACGCGCTGCGAGTTCGTGACCGAAAAGGCACATACGGCGACGTATCTCGGTATCTCGGAGTTTCCGGGCATGATCCAATACGTTAATGCCGGAACCTACTGCATTGGTCAAAGTCGTGAGGTATCGCAGCATCTCCCGGCCTTTGAGTTCCGGACGATCTGCGAGCGTGCAAAGGTCTATTTTTTCGCCACGCTCCAGCATTGAGAGCATCACGCCGTA